ATGATAATTGATTTAAGTAAAGGTGATGCTTTAAGTTGGGCAGAGACAAGTTTTGAATTGGCTCAATTAAAATCAAATAGATTGATCAAGGAGATAGTTATGCAAAGAAATAAAACTGGTCAAAATTTTATGATAGTTCCGATGTCTATTTATAATATATTGGAAGCGAACAGTTCTTTTAAATTTGCAAAATTAGATTCACTAATGAATGAAGACCCTCTTAGACATATGGGTTCGATAAATGGAATTGAAATTTATTTAGATCTTTTTTCACCATCAGATACAATCATCCTAAAATATGATAAAAGTGTGATGAGAGATAACAAAATAGATGCTATATTAAATGATGATAAACTAAAAGAAGAAATTGAAATTACAATTTTGAATTATTAAAAGATTCAAATTTAGCAATTACTCTTTTATTTTCTGTATCAATTGTCATTAAACTCTTTCTATCAGGTCTCATAGCTTTTTCAGCTCCTGCTTTAATAAATTCTTCTCTTGTTACGGATTTTGGCACCCCTGTGTTTTTATCAACTAATTGGTAGTCAAAACTTTCGTTTGTGTCTTGTCCATAAAGTTCAACTCCTTTAGTGTCATATGTAACTGATTCCCCAGAATTAACAATATCTATCTTTTGTTTAAGATTATCTATAATATCTTTTGCTATCATTTTTAAAATATCTGTGTAATTCTCAGTATTATAAGCAATTTTCATAACTTTCTTATTGTATGCTAAAAAGTTCAGACCTGATATATTTGTAATCGAAGGATGGCCTCCTGAATTTCTTATAATTAATTCCCAAACTGGTATTTTTAAACTACTAAGATAGTTTTTCTGTTCTAAAGTTAAGTCGTTGTAATTAGTATCCATTGCGACTTTTAATCTCTTATCAGGAAGAGCTTCAAACACTGTTATTTTATCTCTTTTTGATACAATACCTCCGCCTATTAATTCGTTTGATTTAAGTAGGTTTGTGATGTTATTTTTTGCACCTTCGATTTGTTTTTTTGAAATGTCACTTATAAACGGTGTAGATTCTACAAATTGATTAGTTTTTACAAAAGGTGTTAGTTTATTTTCAGCATTTAATCCTAATTTTCCACAAATTTTAACAAATTCTTTTATAGAATCAATTTCAGTTATTTTAAATTGAAATTTTTTACCATTAAAGTCAATAATTACATCGATATCTTCATATTTTTCAGAATTTGCTCTAAAATCAATCTCAAGAGATTTATTTAAAATATTAGCAACTTTGTCCTGTTTATTATAAATGCAATCAATATAAAATGCTTCTAAATCCGAAAATTTAAATCCTATACCAACATAGCTATCTCCAATTGCTTTTTGCATTTGATTCCAATCTTGGGAAGTTTCATAAACTTGTTTTATTGCTTCTAATGAAATAAAATATCTTTTAAAAATTGATTCATATTTTGATAAGACTTCTTTAGCTATCTCACCTAAATTAATTTTTTCTAACTTCTTTTCTCTAAAAGGATTACATGAAACTTGAATAAGACCCATAGGCCAAATAATACAAACAAACTCTGCATCTGGTGTATTTTTGAATACTACATATCTATCATATGATCCTGGTTTCATCATATCACCTCCACCATATTGTTGTATAATTTTATAATTATCATCAAATGTTTTATCTTTATATGTTTTCATTCTCTGAATATAATCAGATAAATTTTTAGCAACTTCTTGTGGAGTAGCCAGTCTTCCTAAACGATCACTTGTTTTAGCATTTGCAATATAGTGTTTAATATTATTAAACATTGAATAAAGATTTGGATTTGAATCCAACAATAAACATTCTAAGAAGTTTCTATTAATGTGATCTCTACTTCCATCTTTTGATTTAACTGTTATTCTTTTATTTTTATAAGCTAAAAGAAGTCTATTAACAACGAATCCCATAGTAAATTTTAATTTATCTATCGGTTGTGATTTGTCTAATTGAATTATTGATTGTTGAACATCTTCTGGTTGAATTCCATATTTAAGAAAGTTAGCAGAGTCTATAGTTTGAATAAAATTGATGTCTCCTTGTGGGAATATTTCTTGTTTTGCAATTTCACCCGAGATGGTTTCAACATTTGACCTTGAATGTTTGTAGTAAGTTGATTTAGTATCTTCGGCCCCGACTTGTTCTTGGTGATGGTCTGTTGCTATTGTGAACATTGGTTTAGAGTGTGCAAAATCAACAAGTACGGCTAAATTTCCGGGTTTTGGTGGTTGAACCGCAAACTCTAATCCACCATATTGAATTGTATGACAATCAACTGTATCAATGTTGTATTGACCTTTTAGAACTTGTTTCATTGCAAGAGCTGATGTAACTCCATCTAAGTCTTTGTGAAAATAAATTTCACACTTTCTTGTAGATCCAACAACATCTGATAAATCTGATTTATTTGCAGCTGATGATGGATTTTTTTCCATTCTTGTAGTACCAACAAGTGCTTGGTCTATTTTATCTAAGCTTTTTGCAATCTTTTTAAGATTTCTAAGTCCAACTTCTTCGTTAATTGGTTCATCGGATTCTAATCCTAAAAACAATCTATAGTCTTTTATATTCATAATTTATATATTAATATTGATTATTCATTATTTTTTATCAAACGACTTGCCATATCCATCAATCATTCCCTTTTTATCACCTTTTGATTCTTCGTCATATTTAGTATCAAAGAAGTTATTATCATCTGTAACAATTTTAACCTCAGAGTCCATAGTTGCATAAGGTCCAAGTTTTCCTGAACGATAAACACCTCCGAACATATTACTATTTAAGTATCCATCCATAAAATAACAATTAGTTAAGTCCGATTGTTCAACTCTGCAATTAAGGATTTTTGAATCAAAGGCATCGGTTTGTTCAAATTTTGATTTTGTGCATTGTGAGTTTTTTACTTCACATCCTAAGAAAAAACAATCCTCAAATATTCCTTCTGCTTCACAATTAACAAGATCAACTGACCTTAATATAGACGATGTTTTGATTTTAGCATCAACAATTTCAAATGATTGAGATGTTGTGACATAATTAAACATACACTCTTTTACATCTTGAATTGCGTCCATTACTGCAAATATTTTATTGTATATTTTAGAATAATAAGCTGATACAATATCGTAATTTGAGTTCTGATCAATTTGTATTTGAACATTTGGAAAATCTACTATAAAGTTGTCATATTTTGATAGATTTTTGTAATGAGAAATGTTATTTTGTAAATAGTCTTCCAATATATCAACATCGTCTGGACTAAAATCTACATCAATTGAATCAAAAACAGATATTATAAATCTTTCTAGAAAATAAACTAACTGACCAAGATTCTTTTCATAATCTTTACCTCCGATATATCTAAATTCTAATCTTTGGCTTTCCCTACTGTTATTAACGTGTAAAAAATTAACACCAAAATACTTATCAGAAGGTAGTCTCATATTATTTTTAACAACCGATATAGGTATATTAAAAAAGTCATATTCTTTATAAGGTATTATTTTTTTAATTGATTTTGCATAAACGTTGTCTTTTCTTGATGGATAAGCTCTGTATATCTCATCTTCATCTAAGTTTAGTATTAATTTTAAACTATTAAGGTCATTTAAATCTTTATCTGTAAATGAGACATTAAAGTGTATAGAAGACTTTTCGTTGGTGTATCCATAGTTTTGAATGAATTTAATTATTTTTATCAAATAATATTTAGCGTCATAGTAATTGAGAGGACCAGTAACCAATTCCACCATGTTAGATCCACCGGAAAGGTCAGGCTCTATTTTAAAGTTTTTCTCATCTGGTGTAAAGTCAGAGTGATATTGTCTAAATCCCCAGACCTTTACAGGACCCAGTTCTTCATTTAACAATTCTAGTGTTTTATAATATGAAAGATCTTTCATATAGAACTCAAACTCGAATCCAACTCTAGCGTCTTTTAGTTTATTTGACTGATTTAAAAACTTATCAGAATATTTTCTCATAGTTCTATATATTAAAAATGAAATTTTAATTTAAAGTTTAAGGGAAAACTTTTTAAATTATATATATTCTCAACATGACAGTGATTAAAAATAATATAAATTGTCTTTTATGGGATAAATGGTCCCAAAAACAGAATCGATAAAATGGAATTTTTTTGTGTTTATTGTAAAACTAGAAAGAAGTTTGATAAGTTTGTTAAAATTAATCGGATTAAAAACAAATATATCATTGATATAAGGAAAATAATTGAAGAAGAAGAGGTAGATTTTCAAAGTGATAAAACTTATTTAAAAATTTTAATCTTTAATAAGATCCAACAAGCAATAGATAAAAAGAAAGACATTTACTACATTCCTGACTTTGAAAATGAATTTTCAATTGAAAAACTACTAAATCTTAAAAAAATACTCGGTGAAAATAACTTCAATGTTTTAATATTCTACAACGAGTTCAGAAAATTTCCCGAAATTATAGATGATGTTTTAGGAAATTTATCAAAATTCTCCAATTCACAAATCATAAGAGACTATTAATTTAATATATAAAGTATAAAAAATTAATACAAAACTATGCCAAATTTAGGTGGATCCCCTTTAGGATTAATTGGTGTTGAATCAAGACCAACGCGTGATGGTATGTCTACTTTTAATGGTGGTCGTTCTCGAAACATTAATGTAAATTTATATAACGCTGGTAAAGAAACCGATAAATCAAAATTACAAAAAGCTAAAGTTGGAAAAAATGGTGGTATGTACTCTCTTTTTACTGGAGGTACCTTAATAAAGGCATGGGCAAATCAATCTAAAAAAGGAACAGCAAATAAAGAAAAGGAAGAGATAGGTTTAGAAGATGATTACACAGGAACTTCAAGAGCGACTTTACATAATAACGATGTGTATGATACATCGGTATTAAATATTGTAGAAAAAACATCAGGTACTCGAGCTAGATTAAGACCATCTGATTTTGCTTATTTAAAAAATCTAGGAGTTTATCCAAATAACCGGTTAATAATTGCAAGAAGATTCTCGGGTCCTGTTGGTGATAATATTTTCACAAATGGTGGAGGTCCAATTTCCACACTAATAAGTTGGAGAAAGCCTGAGGAAGATTTCTTGGATATAACATTCGGAGAGGAATGGACCGATGCTGATGCTGATTTTACCGAGATTTTGAATAATATTGGAAAAGACTTACTTAATATGGGTAATTTAGGAACAGTTGCTGGTGCTGCTTTTGGTGCGGTTCCAATGCCAGGTTTTACAGAGATATTGACTAGAAAAATAGGAGAAGAGCTTGGAGTCTTTGAGCAGTATGACAAAAATCAAACTTTACCGGCGGGTGAGCCAAATTTAGTGAAAGAGGCAAAAAGAAGAAAGACCGTACCGGCTGGTGAAGCTGGATCGGGTTTATCTTGTATTTTGAGTGTAAAGATGACTTGTGAGTATGAGCAAAAATTTATTTCTGGAATAGACCCTACAATAGTTTATTTAGACATATTATCAAATGCTCTTAGATTTGGAACCTCACCCGCTGTCGATTATGGCTTATCCGGAAAATTTGCTAGTAAAATTAAACAATGGGCAACTAATCCACAATCATTGATTACTGATTTTGTTAGTGCGGTAAAAAACGCAATAGACTTTGCAAAAACTCAATTAAAAGATTTGATATCTAAAACATACAAAGAAGCTAAAGATGCGTTAAAGAACGAGAAAAAAGAAGCTTTAGCTGAACAAGAAGCAGCGGACGAAACTGAAGGTGGTGAAGAAGATCCAGGAGCCGATATAGAAAAGGATTACAAAAAACAAGAAGCTGAACTTAAAAAGGCTGAAGCTAAAGAAAAGGGATTTATAGATAAATTTGTTAATACTGTAGCTAATTTAACATCAGAGATATTTTCTTCTGTAATAAGTAAGTATAGAGAGCAAATTAAAGGTATTGCGAATGCTCTTTCCGGAGCAGCCTCTACACCTTGGCATGTTACAATTGGAAATCCTCTAAGACCAATGTTTTGTGCTGGGGATATGTACACAACAGCTGTTCAAATTACATTAGGTCCGACACTTGCATTTAACGATTTACCAGCAAGTATAAAAATTGACTTCACATTAACCCCCGCAAAATCTTGGGGATTAACAGATATTATGGCTAAGTTTAATACAGGTCACTTAAGAATTGTTAATGTTGTGAAAGATTTTGCAGCATCAAGTCCATCTGATGTATTAAATGAGAATCTCTATACTTATGAAAAAAGAGAAGAAGGTAAGGATTCGCAAACTCAAAATCAAGGTGGTGGATCTGGCGTGTCAAACAATGAAGACAAAAACGCAGGTGATCCATCAAAAACCACTACAAAAGAAAATCAATCCCAAGATAAAATAAATAAGGATGCTAATTCAAATTCGGGTTCTGTTACAAAATAATAAAAATAAATATGGATATAACATCACTTTACAAACAACTAAAACCAGGTTTTATATCGGTTGGAGTAAAACTAGAACAAAAACCAGTTATATTTTATGATCTTTTTCAACCAACGATAAAAAGTGCGGACTTAAGAAATTATCCGACATATGAAGTTACCGGAGATGATGAAATGAGAATAGATTTAATTTTCCAGAATATCTATGAGTTAGAATCAGACCAAGTTCGATATTATTATAAAGAAGTTGATGCTCTATTATCTATAAACAACATTTCAAATCCATTGAATATAAAAAAAGGAACAATACTAAAGTATGTACCAATTGGTGAGTATGAAGGTCTGAGAATTATTGAAACAGATTCTTTAGTAAATAAAAAATCGATTAGTCAAAAACTTGGTTATCCTGATAAAAAGACAAAACAAGACAAATCAAGAAAAGATTACGTAGAAAATAATTATTCATTACCTCCTACTGTTAATCCAAGTCCTGTTCCGCCTATAAGACTTGGTGATGGAGGTGCTATTAGTGTAGGTGGATTATAATTATGGCAAAGTATATTAAGTCAGTTAGAATAAGGAGAAATTTTGCAAACGGGTTTGATACAAAAACCGAGTTAGATATTAGAGTTGCAATTTATGATAGAGCTTTTTCTAAAAGAAGTGTATTAGGCGTCGATCCTAATAAAAAAGAAGAACCAGATAAATTAAATAAGATTTGGCCCGAAGTTGAATACTCCGGTAGTCGATATAAAGATTTAACAGATGATGAGGTTATAACTGATTATATAAGAACTCAATCAAAGTTAAACTCAATTGAGTATGCTATTATACAAGATCCTTGGTCACCTGAACCTCCAATTTTAAGAAATTTCGGTTTTGATCCATATTATTTAAATAATGGAACAGAACTTTATGTTAAGTGGTTTAAATTTGATGATCCAAGCTGGACAGAGGTTTCTGGTACCTATGAATCTGGTAAAACTGGTAGTATTCCGAATGTTATTGATATAAAAAGATCTGAACCTATTTCAGGTGGAACTGTCTCTGCCAACAGTGGAGATAGATATCTTGTTGGAAAAAATCCAACTGGTCCAAATTGGTCTAAATATGGAAATACGATGCCAATAGTCGAGTGGAATTCTTTTGGTCAATTTTGGTCTGAAACATTCTTAGAGGATGGTATAACTGTTTATGTAGATCTTGAAGAAGTTCAGTATAAATATAGTTCCGGCTCTCCTGTAATAGTTACAGGTGGAACAGAGTGGTCAGATAAAAAAGGTAATGAGAGGGATATAACTAGTTCAGATTATCTTATCGAGTTAAAAGGAGGAACTCCAAGTAATCCAAAGTCTCAAATTATAAAAAAAGTCGAAACGATAAATCAAAAGTCTGGAGAAATGTTAATGTTATCTATTGATAACACAATTGTCAAATATGGTGGATCTGCATCTAGAGAAGTACCTTCTGGTATTCCCGACATTGATATTGTCAATCGATTCATAGATGATTGGAAAAGAATAGTTCCAAATTATGATTTAAAACTCTGTAATCCTTCCAATCAAAAATGTGAATTAATAGAGTATATATCACCAATTCAGCCGTTACCTGGTCCTTCAGTAGAACCAACTGGTGGAAGTCCATCTGGAGCAAGTCCTTCTGGATTAACAGTTTCAAAACAAAAATTAACAATAGTTTTCCCGGAAGATTTTAAAGTTATGGCTAGAGAAGATGTTCCTAAGTTTAGTATTTGGATAGGAGAACCTCAGTCTGAAGAATCTGTTGATGGGTTTGATTTCGGACCAGATAGTCCATTTGTTATTGATGAAGAATATGTTGAAGAACCTTTTGTTGGTTCCGAGGAAGATTTTCAGGTTTCGGAGTGTCAATTTTATGAAAGTGAATCCGATCAAAAACAAACCGAGGAACAAGCAGCAAAATTTAATGATGCTAGTTCAAATTCGGTGGGTGCAAACGGTCAGTTAAATGATGAAAAAATGAAAGAATCATATACTAACTATGTGCCTGGAAAACATAAATTAGATTTGATACCTGGAGAATTGGTAGCAAACGGGAAATCAAAAATAAAATGTTGCGCAGTGCCACTTGAATGGTATTCCGGTAAGAGCAATGTAAAACCAATAAATGTTGTTATAGCACCCGCTCTTATTGATATGCTTACCGCTGCTAAAGAAGCTGGTCACAGTATAGTTATATCATCAGGTTTCAGACCGGCTTTTGGTCCAAATTTAAGTGCAAAAACCGAAAGTGGTCTATCAGTTAGTGCTGAATCACAAGAAGTTCTTTACGCTAAAAATTGTCCAGGTGGGGTTTGTGGAAAAACTGAAACCGCCAAGCCCGGAAGTTCGAGACATGGAAATGGAATTGCTGTCGATTTAAACACCGGTACAAGAGATCCAAATAACGTTGTTCAATTTGGTAAATTGAGAAATGATGTTTATAAATGGTTAGTAAAAAATTCCTGGAAGTTTGGATTTGTAAGAGCTGTTAAAAGTGAAGAGTGGCATTGGGAATATTACGGCGAAGCTGCAATAAAAGGTGGTCCATATTACAAAATCGGAAAAGGTGGTGGGTCTGCATTTAAGAAAGGAGAATCTAATTTCTATAGTGATTTAGGTGTAAATAATCTACAGTCACCTAATTATACTTAATTAGTAATATCTTTTGTTAGCTAATGGATTTTGTCCATTATCAGGCGTTGAAGAAGTTGCAATTAATAATAAATTATCTAATGCTTCGGTATAACTTGAACCGGTAGCTGTTATATTAACTTCTGGCATAGATGCTCTAAAATAATCAGCTGAGTAAGTAGGTAAAGAAACAGTAGCTCCTGATAAAAATTGAAGTTGAGTGCCATTAACTTGTGATGGTACATAAGAAATATTAACAAAATATTTAGGATCAGTCATAATAAAAAATTAGTTTTTATAATCTATATATTAAATTAAAAAACTAATTTTTTATGGAGTTGTTCCGGTTTGGCTATTTGAACTTCCTCCAGATTGGTCTGTATTTTGACCAGAAGTATTTTGTTTTTCCTCTTCTTTATCTTTTTTCTCTTTATCTTTCTTTTTATCAGTTGGTTGTTTAGGTGGTGTGAATACTACAACTGTTCCCACGAATCCTAGTGGATCTACCTCTGTTGTACCTTTTGTTTCACTTTCTTTAGCAGCCTTTTCTTTAGATTTATTAAGAGTTTTCTTTTGTCTTATTAATAAAAATACTTGTGAAGAATCTGTTCCTTCTGGTAAAGATGATAGTATATTTGACTCATATTTATCTTTATATTCTTGTTTAAGTCCATAGTAAGTATCTCCTTCGAATTCTGGTTTTCCAATTCCACCCGCTGTCAATGTAGTTCTTTTAGCAATCATACCACTATCCACCTTTTGATCAAATAATTCTCTTTGATTTGGTTCATTTTCGTCTTTAAAATATCCTTCTATTATAAGAGCTGCGATAACTTGTTTAGAACCTAATTTTTCTTCAATTATTTCTTTTGTTTCTGATATATTTTGTTGAATATTGTCGATTTTTTTATCAACTTTATCTTTAATATCTTTATATTTATCTTTAGCTTGTTTAATTTTACCTTTAGCGTATTTTTCGTATTTGTTCAATTTAGTTTCTTCTTCTGTACTTTCGGTTGATTTCTCATAATCTACTTTATCCGTAAGTGTATAGGTAAATAACTCTTTTTTACCCTCACTTAATTGTTTTTTACATAATTCCATAAACTCATCATAGTGATTTATGTTTTTAAAAACTTGAGATCCTTCTGAATAGTTAAAAACATACTGAGCGGTGGATGTATCCGATGATCTGTGAATATACATTGGAATACTTCCTTGTTCTATTGGTGAAGTGAAATCATATTTATTTCTTTTGTTATTTCTATGAACAGCACAATAATCAAATTTCAAACAAGGATGTTTTGTATCTTCTTGAAAATTTGACATTTTTATAACATTTAAATATTGACCGAGTGCTAACATTGCCACATTTTCGGGTAGTTTTTCTTCACCTGGTACTAATCCAGGAACTGTTGTAATATCATATTCTTTTAATGTCCAGTTACCTTTATCATCTATATAGAATACATTTAGTTGATCATCAAATACATTGGTAATCTTTTTAGTTTTGTTCCTAATACCAACTATATTAAGTAGATATTGGTCTTTAAAAACTCTATAGTCTTTTGATTCCATAAACTTTATCAGACTGTCAATTTTAGTATTTGAAGTCGGTGACGATAGAGGCTCTTCTTTTTTAATTGGTTTCTCTTCTGGTTTAGTCGGATCATCTGGTTTTTTTGTTTCAATTCCGGTCGCTGGATTAACTTCAGATGGTTTAGGAGTTTCTGTTTTTACCTCTTCTTTAGGATCTGTTTTGGTTTCTGTTGGCTCGGCTTTAAAATTTTCATCATATTTTGGTTTAGGACCTTCAACTGGCTTGAAATCCTCTTCTGTTTTTGTTGTAACTTTATTCTCTTCTTTAGTTGATACCCATTTATCTCCTTGTTGTGATTCATCTTGTCTTTTTTCAGTTTCGCCTTTTACTGTTGAGGTTTTATCATTATCAACTATATTTACGTGATGTGATAAAAATTTAGTATCTCTTAAAGCTTTATATTTTAAAAGAACTGCTAAAAAAGGTGGAGATGGCATACAAGGTGTGGGTGATAGTAAAGCTCCGCCAAATTGACCCATAAGATGATCGACAAACTCATCAAACCAAGTCATCCAGTTGTTTCCCAATACTGCTTGTTGATTAGCTGTTTTATCTCCAATATTTATAATTCTTTTATTGTCTTTAAGGTTTAAATTAATGGAGTTTTCCGTTATGTTAATGTTGTTATATTTGTGATCAATTTTAAGACCCTCGGATTCATTTACATATATTTGAGTTCTATGATCATAAAGTAAAGATTTCATAGAAAGATAGTCTTCATTTGAAAGTGATTTGATTTTATTTTCTAAATTAACATTATAGTGCTCTGAAAATATAAATTCCGGTTTATTTATATCACCTTGGTCAAATACAACAATCACAACCTTGCCTTTATCTGGTACTGAAAATTGATTACCGTTAAGATCTTTCCAAGGAGAAGCCCAAGGAATATCTTCAACTTCCATTTTTTCAAAGAAGTCTAAAACTCTAACCTTTAACCTACCGTGTTTATCTGGGTCTACATTTTCCTCTACTACACCTATATAGGTTTTACCTATTTCAGCTCTTTTTTTCATTGACCTCCGAATAATTTATTTGCCATAGATCCTCCTGCAAAATTCGCAACATCATTTTTTAGCGTTCCCATAGTGTCAAAAAAGTTACCAGAAGGTGGTATATTAGAAAGTAAGTTCTTTTGAACAGATCCTCCTACTTTATTAGAAAATGCTTTATCTAGAGTTTGATTAAGTAAGGTTTGTCTGATTGACGCTCCTTTTAATCCGGTTTCTTGTGACATTGTGTTAAAAAAAGTACTTGCTTTTCCTTTTGCTTGTGTTACTTTTGTTCCGATTCCGGTAACATCTACAACGAAATTGACTGCTTTTTTAAATGCTGGACTTGGTCCTTTAGAGAAAGCTTCCGACGTCAAACTATTTTGTTTTTCAGCTTTTTGTGCATTCTTTTCAGATTGAAGTTTAAAAACATCAAATGCCTCTGTAGCGACTCTAGATTGTGGTTCTCCGTATATTAATAGAACTTTAGGTTTTTCAACTCCTACTTGTTTATCGGTATTAGTATTTGATGTAAAAAATCTTGGTGTAGAAGAACCGCCCGATCCTGTTTTTCTAGCATCTCTAGCTCCTGCGTTTCCTATTTTCCAGATTGCTCCAGCATCGTATCCTACATATGTTCCCCATTCATAGTTTGATTGTGGTACAAATCTCTCCATTTTTAATGTTGAGTATTTAAAGTCAAAGTTTATAGAATAATTTTCTTGAGCAGCTGGTCCTTCTCCACCAACTGATACCTCATTTGGATGTGGCATTTTGTCAAAGTAAAATTGACATTCTTTTAGTGAATAAACATATCTACTTAGGTTATCTTTAACTTCTCTAACAGTTGGTCCTGATTTATTTACTCTCATAAAGTTTCTAAATTCGGAAATAATAATTTTACAATTAAATCTTAGTAAGTTATCAGGAACAATCATTTTACCTTGAGGTTTTGACCAATAAAGCAATTTATATAAATGTGCTAACGCACCAACACTAAGTGATACATCTTCATAAAAATCTAAACTTATAAAGTCATTTCTATAATCAGCAAAATATTTTAAAGTGTTGCCTTTATTTTGTTCTATTAAAAGATCTAATCCAGTGACTTTTTTCAGATAATATCCCATATATGCTAATCTACCCGGTTCATGAATATTCGAGTTAGAAGGTAACATTGCTGAATTTGGTTTTGCTTTTGTAAAAGCAATTTTCGTATCATCTATTGAATTTTGAAAAGCTACTTCTTGGTCAACTCTAAAAAGTTTTTTAAACTGATTTTTAAATTCTTCATAGACCGCAATTCTTTCTGTAAATTCATTTACGTTTGAATATTGTCTTAAAAAATCTAAAACCGATCCGTTTAAAAGTGGAGAACTACCCGCCTCAAAGATTATATCAAATCCAAAAAAGACAGGATCATTCAATTCCCAAGGTGTTCCTTTAAAGTTATCTAATCTAGCAGTGCTTCCTGAATCGGTAGGAAGTTCTAAGAATGCTTGTTCGTCTATTACTTGAAGTCCATTTCTAAAATAATCTCCTCGTAGATCTCCAAAAATTAGAGGAATATCTCTAAATGTGTAGGGTTTATCTTGAACATCTTTTTCACTTCTTTCAAAGTTTTTTGTCTTGTCCCATTTTGACATTGGAGTGGTTTTTGGAACACCAGTGTCTCCTTCTGTTCTTCTTAAATAATCAGCTTTAAGAATATGTCCTCTCCAGTCTTGAAATATATAACCACCGGCTGATGCTTTAGTGACTATATCATTTGGTAAAGTTTCACTTGTTGGATAAATTGATTCTGGTGGTAAAAATCCCCTTTTTCCGGCTTCTGCACTAAAAATACCATGTGGATAAGGACTCTCAACCGGATCCTTAATAAGTATTCCGTTTGGTCCATAGTTAGGAAATCCTCCGTTTTTTGCTAAATTTGTGTAGAAATCATAAGAAGCCCCATCAACTGCACTTTGTTTGTCTATCGGTGATGTGTAGGTAAGATAACTCCAGTCTAATTGTGGATTACCTGTTGCTGCATCTATCAAATAAGTAAGTGCTCCTTGGTGATTAGGATTATCAAAAATACTCATAGACTATATATTAAGTTTATGTCTTTTCTATGATTCATGAAAATCTTGTATCCATGCATTTACTCCGTTTATCCAACCATTTCTATAAACTGAATTTTTATTACCGGGTTGTGAAATATTTAGAAGAAACTGTGCTCTACAATCATATAAAGCTGATATCAATTCCGATTCTTTACCTTGGTCGTAGAGTTGATTTACATAATTTATATGAGCGTCTTTTATTTTACCAGATGTGAATTCTTTACTACCTTTCAATAGATTAAGTGCAGTATTTAAGTTTTTAATAGCACCGCCTGAACCACTACCCCAAGCAAGGTACGTGTAAAAGTAACCGGCGACTTTGCTTTTCATCTCTAATCCCCTGTTTGGTTTAACAAAGGTATCGTTCATTACTTTCCACCAGTCTTCATCACTCATTTCTAAAAATCTCTTCTGAAGTGATTCCGATCCATGTTCAGATGAATTTTTAACCCCAAATGCCGTTTTAAATACTAACCAAAGTATTCCTTTGTTTGTATGTATATTGTAAATTCTTCCTTTTGTGCTACTAGTACAGAGTGAATCATACTTTTTAGCATTTGGATGGTCTTTTTTACTGATAGGGCATACTGTTTTATCTTTATAACTTCGGTACGCACTATCACTAGTTCCATTTGCAACTCCTCCTTCTGCCTTTTTAACTCTTTTAATAAATGAAGCTTCTGTAATTTTAGGATTACCATATTTAAATTTAGTCAGTTTATATGTTTCACTTACTTTCACATCCCACGAGTTTCCAGAACCTTGTGTTTTTTGAAAAGATTTTCCTTGTAAAAATCCTTTTTTGGTTGGTTTAAGGCTATCTGAAGGAACTTCCGCTGGTGGATCTTCATTAGATGATGGTGGTGTGAAATCTAGCTGTTCTGGATTAGGTTCTGTAAGATCCACAGCTGCTGCTGTATTGGAGTTAAATTCTTCAACCACAACACTCTCAAAACTTTCCTCTGGTCCTGTAAATTCTGATTCCTTATATTCTTCTGATACTTCAAATGTAACTTCTTCTGGACCTGGATCAAATTCATCAACTATTTCAACTTCCTCTTTAGATATAATTTTGAGTTTTCCTAACTCAGCATTTACTAAATATCCTGTTGTTGTGACATCAAATTTATATTCGCCTTCTATTAATTTAGCAGATGTTCCACTCGATCCAGAAGTTCCTGATGTTGTAACATCTGTAGATGTTGATGATCCTGGAAAATTATCCATAAATAATATTACATCCTTTTCAATAAAAGGTTCTTTTCCAAAGCCTTCAACCCATTTACCAGTACCATCATAAAATAATTCAGCGGATTTTACTGATATCTTCTTTGTAGTCTCATCCCAAGTAAATCCGACAGTTTTTTCTCTTTTGATTATTGACTCACCATCTTTAAATACTTCGAATCCTATTTCCAGAGGTCTATCGCCTGGTTTAGCATTGGTAGGTGTAATTGTTGATATCCATTTTGCTACAACTGTTGGTTTTCCTTTATTCTCAGCAGGAGCTGTTTGAGTTTTTTTAGCCTCACAGGCCAATTCAAAACTTGCAGTAATTCCATATACTGTTTCAAATTCTTTTTTAAGTAATCTTATCAAATTTTCTTGAGAATCAATCACTTCAAGCTCATATTCAAATCCATCGTCATTTTTTGATAACTCAAAAGTCCTATTAGACTCAACTGGACCAATAGTAGATTTATCAACTACCGTTTTTGATTGTGGGTTGGTCCATGGTGTTGGAAGACCAGTTAAAGTTGCTTTTCCTACTGAACTATATTCAATCAAAATAGATGACTGAGTACTGCCATTTACAGTGAAAGTGTATTCCTTTTCTCCCTTTTTTTGTACATCTAAAGTTAGATCACCTGAAATTTTCTTTTCATTATCATCTTTTGGTTTTTTTACTTTTAGATTATATTCCTGAGCCATTTATATTAATTCTTTTTTTCAATTATAGTTAATTTAGCATCAATATTATATTTATTAATAATTTCTTGTTTCAATATACCAACCATTCCATCAGCTAATTCCTGATAAGTTTCATCTGATTTTCCAAGAACTGCTGGAACTTGAGGTCCTTTTATCGGACCAATTGTTCCACCATCAGGAAATCCACTTAAAACACCAACAGCATTTCTTTTAGGACCTATGGCCTGAAATGTAATTTTTCCAGTAATCTTTTTATTACCTTCTGTTTCCGGAGTAGGAATTCCTAAGATATATTCTCTTTCTCCATTACTTACTTTATTCTCTGGTGAGTTAGTTACGGTTTGAGCCGGTTGTTTAGACTTATTTACCGCATCTTGTTCAGCTAATTTTGTAGCGTTTTCTTTTTGTTTTCCTTTTCCAGCTGGATCTGGTCCTGCAGTTCCTGTTCCATCAACTTCTTTACCACTTATTTCAAAAGTTGCTTTTGCTGTTACCGTACCATCTGCGTTATCAACATAAGTTGCTGATAATAATTTATTAGTGACCACTGAATCAGCTGACGTACCTGATGTTCCTGAAGTTCCACTTGTGGCAGAGGTTCCACTAGTTCCTGATGTACCAGAGGATCCGGGCGATGGTTGAGATTGTGGTCTTTGTTCTAACACAGAACCAGTCACTTCATTTCCATTTTCTTCTAATCTAGTAATTACAATTTGAAACTTTTTACCATCTTCTCCTTCAACATAATAAACTTCGTTAATAGCATAAGCACTGTTTGGTGGATCAAGTGGTTTTTCTTCGTTGCTATTTCCTTCTTTTGTTTCTGGCTTTGTTTCGTCTTTCTGTTCTTCTACCTCTTCTGGAAGCTTTGAAAGTTCTTTTCTAGCTACCACAATATTTTGTGTAAGCTTACCTCTTGACCAATTATAACTTATATCTACAACCATCCAGTCTCCGTTAAGTCTAACTTGTGATTTATCTGGTTCGGTAACGGTCGGAGCTGAATTAACAAAATAAATCTTAATTTTTTGAAATTTATATAAATTAAAATTACCGTTTGGTAACTCCATTTCGCATGATATTCTTGTTAAATTGTCAAAATTTACTTTGTTTTGAGTTGGTGAGTAAAGGTAATTTTTGTGTGAGTTTGACATATCAATTCTTCCTCCAAACTTAGTTCTAAAATTTTCTACTAAATCTTTTCCATCTGCTGGTTTTCCTTTTAATATAAGTTTATCATTACCAGTAGATGTTAATGAATTTACATCAAATATTAAAAATGATTTAGAAGCCGAATCGTAAAATTTTGTTATAGTAAATTGTCCTTTTGTTACAGATTTTTGAGTTGAGTTATTTTTAACTATCTCTTTGTGGAAAAAGAAACTTGAACTTCTTTGAGAGTCATCTTTGATAAGTATCATAGGCACTATCTTATCCGACTCTTCGGATTTTCTATCTACTTGAGAAAGACCTTTTGAGTCTAATCCAACATCTGTATTGTTATTTCTTGACCATTCTTTTTCTATATCAACATAATTGAAACAATAATAAAAATCGATATATCCCATAACAAATGAGTTATCCGAAATATAGGAATGTTCAACAATTTGACCTATAAATTCTCTCCATGTTTTTCCAGTATTAACCCATTTCATTTCATCTTGTGTGTCGTTGATATTAGAATTATATCCGAGCTCAAGCTCTTTAGCTATGTCTCTCATTACTTTAAAGGAAGTTCCTTTATATGCTTTATAGTTTATTTTATAGAAATCTTTAAGATCAATGCTTCCTGTTACTGTGTAATTTCCGCTTTTATTTTGTTGAAAATTAGTTAATTTGAACTTCATGTGTATAGACTTCAAATTTGGACTACCCGAATTTAGAAATATTTCAAATGTAGTATCATCTAATGGCATTCCGTCTCTTTTCATAAGACCGTTTGAGTCTGAAAAAACAACATTACAACAAGGAACTATACCATCGTGGAAAAGAGACATTTGAAGTATATCTCTTGATTCAATTTGATAGGTATTATACCAGAAAAGAGGGGTGTTTCCTAAACTTTGTAGATAATCCTGTGTCTGTAAATCTTTACTTCCAGCATCTAACTTTATTGGTCGAAGTTTATATGTAGTTTTGTCGATTTGTGCAATTATTGGTCTATTACCATCTGTCTTTTTTTCTTCTTCTCCTTTTGGCTCCTGTTGTTTAGGAGAAGGATCACCTTCAACTTTTATAGTAAATTCAGTTGGTTCGATATCTTCAGCTTCTGTTGTAACTGAGATGACGTATTCTCCTGGTTCGTCAAATTGAAGACCTTCGAATACCGCTTCTCCAAAAATTGTTTCTTTTTCTACCTCACCCATTAATTCACCTGGGCCGCTTTTCTTAACTAATTTTATTTTTGATATTTTTGTAGGACCCGGATCAGCGGCCGCTTTATTATTGTTATTTGCTGCATTTTCGGTTTTTTCGACATTTTGATCCGTAGTTGGTGGTTGATCACCGGATGTTCCTTGATCAGCTGATGAATCAACAGATGTAGTTTGAACTAAAACACCACTGTACTCTGGTAAATTTTTAGGAGAACCAGATGGGCCAATTTTCACACCAACAGTGCCTTCTTTTAGACCCGCTGATTTTGGTAAATTTGGATATTTTTGAGGCCATGTATGTTGAAAAAATATTTGTCTAAAACCACCTGGAAAATAAAGATCTATAACATCTGCTACTTTAGCACCTTTAATACCTACCGCAGCGTTGTATTCCTTTTTATAATTCGGATAAGCATGTGAAGCCGGTGGAGATTTTTTTGGATATCCTCCAGATGCACCACCCCAAGATGAAAACCCAACATAAGCATTTCCATCTGGAGATTCTTCAATCGTGAATTCCCAATCAACTTTATAATTTACAGGATCAACCGTGAATTTTACCGATGTTATACAAGGATTTAGGTTGTATTTTTTATAAAATGATTGTAAAGCTGTTGGAATTTTACCTTTACCAATACTTCCAAATTGGATCCATCCATGAAGATTAGCCCAAGTACCATCTCCCGAACCAAACTTATGCATTCCATCCCAGTTGCCTTTACCTGTTTTATGTGTTCCTGAAACTACTTCTTTAGCCATTAATTTATATATTAATGGACATGACTTTCATCAAAGATTTACTTTGATAACTTTATATGGATATTGTCTTTTTTGATAAAACTTTTCTCTTTCTTTAAAGTGTCTAAATAGTATATTTGACATATTATTAGAGTCAAATACATCAACTAAATCAAAAATATTTGCTTTCTTTTTTTCTGAGTGTAATCTAAGAGCTCTACCTATAGATTGAATAATAATTTGCTCAGATTTAAATGAGTCAGCAAATATGACATTAAATATTGCGTTGATAGAAACCCCAGTTGATAGTGTCCCATAAGAAGCAACTAAAACTTTAATGTTACCGTCTGTGAATTCCATTTGTTTCTTTATCTCTTCTCTTTTCTTACCAGATATCTCACCATCAATATAATAGTAATCTCTGCCTGGAAGATCCTTTTCTAACTTTTTAAGAATTTGCTGACCGTAATCAATTGTGTGAAATAATAAGAGTGTGTTTGAGTCACACTTTTCTACTATTTTTTTAATAAAATCTAGTCTTTTTTCAGAAACATGTATGTAGGCTTTTTCTAATTCAAATGCGTCTTTTCCGTTTCCACCTTTTTTGATAAGTTGAATTCTATCATCAAACTCTTTATCATTGTGATTCATTATCACTGCTCTAATTTCCATTGGTGTAATGATACCTTTTTCCTTTAACTCATTTGCAGACACCTCTGTTATTTTTGGACCCAATACTGCTTGAATTGTTAAAATTTCACAAGTGTCATCTTCTGGAAAAGTTCCAGAAACTCCAAATCTTGAATATGCATATTTAAACGTTTTTTGTAATATAGTTGTGATTGTTTTTGCTTTTGCACCGTGTGCTTCATCTGTTATAACTGTGTGAAATTGTTGAAAAAATTCTTTGGGCCATTTTTCAAGTGATTGATAAGTTCCTATATAAATGTTTGCGTCTTGTGTTCCGGAATGTTTTCTCGGTCTTTCTGACATAACTTCTTCAACTCTTAGATCACATGGTGAATATTTAGCGTCTGTATTTAAAATAGATTCTATTTTTTTTTCTCTCATCTCCGCTAAATTGTTTATTCCCCAATTATATTCCATAATGTTATCATAAAACTGTGTCACAAGTGTTATTGAAGGAACTATGATTAGAAATTTGGCAGTTGGATCAATATGTTTTAAAGTATAAAACATTACAATAGATATTATTAATGATTTACCACCGGATGTGGCAACTTCGGCCATACAATATCTATTTTTAAGTATCTTGTAAGCTGACTCAATTTGATGATCGTAAGGAGTGAAGTTAATCCATTCTCCTGACTTTGTTCTAACTTTATGAAATTTAAAAAACTCTTTACAAAACTCTTGAACACTCTCTAATGTCACTTCTCTATTAAGAGGGAATTCATCTTTGTTTTCTAATATGAAAGGCATATCTATTTCTTTGCATCCCTTCATAGCTTCTTTCCAGAGTCCTAAACTTACTCTTCCGTTTCTAAAATATGTTTGTTGTCCATTCCAAACACCCATTTTGAATGCAGGCATATATCTATAACCTTTCACATGTCTGGTTAGCCAAAGATTTAATTGATGGTATTCAATTCTTGTAGCTGACGTGACAACAATTTCTTCTGTCGATGTGTCATATCTAAATTTCATCTCATATTTATATATAAAATCATAGACTGTGTTTAAATTCCATAAAATTTTGAGGTTTTTTATAAGGGAAAAAACAAAATTTGATATATAATAAAAAAATAAACTTAAGTTATGTGGGAATCAATTAAGAAATTATTTGGTTTTGGTAAAAAAGAAGAGGTAGTTACTCCAGTATTTGTTGGTGAAACTGAACCAAAAGTAGCGAAAGTTGCTGAGGTAAAAGTTGAAACTCCTAAAGTTGAAACTCCTAAAAAACCTAAAGCTCCTAAAGCTAAACCAGCTAAATCTGATGCTAAACCGGTAGAAAAGGTTACAGCTAAAGAAATTAAAGCTAAGGTGAAAAAAGAAGCTCCTAAATCTGAAGAGAAGAAAGCTTCTAAGCCTCGTAAGCCAAAATCTAAACAGTAATTTTATTACCAAAAATTAACCCACTCAATCGAGTGGGTTTTTTTTATTTTCGCTTAGTTATGATTTCGTCAATCATTCCGTATTTTTTAGCATCTGAAGCAGACATCCAATAATCACGGTCTCCGTCTTTATAAACCCTATCATAATTCTGTCCTGTTTTATCTGATATTATCTCATAAAGTTCTTTTTTAAGTGCATTCATTTCTTTTGCTTCGATTTCAACATCCGAAGCTTGTTGCATCCAACCACCGTAAGTCAAAGGTTGATGAATCATTGTTCTACTTCTTTTTAAAGCTTTTCTTTTACCTTTATCACCAGAGCAAAGAATCACCGCTGCCATTGATGCTGCTAATCCTGTATTAACCGTTGATATATCGCAGTTAATAAAATCCATAACATCTAAAAGACCCATTCCTGAATAAACTGATCCACCTGGTGAGTCAATATAAATTGAGATATCTTCATCATTTTCACTATCTAAGTAAAGTAGTTGTGCTTTTATTATATTACAAACTTCTGAATCAATTTCATCAGACAGGAAAATTATTCTTTCATCCAATAATTTAGAAAAAATATCAACCGGAAGGCCATTTGATTCTAGTAAATGAGATGTAGTATTTTTCTTTTGAATTTTTCTGAAATAGTCTTGTTGAAAAGAACTTGATATTGATTGACTAAGTAGAAATTTGTTTAAATCTTTTTGCATAAATAAACTTTTTGTTTTTTTACTAATTTTTAAGGTAAAAGTTTTAGATACAAAAGCGGTTTTAATTTTTAATATATACAAGAAAAAATTATAAAATATGAAAACTAGTGTTGAAATAAGTGGATATACTATATCAATTGAAGAAGCTGATGGTGTAATATCTGTAAATGCTGTTAAAGAAGATGAGGTTGTTGAGGAATTTACAATCGAAGTTGAGGAGTCTGAAGGTCAAGGTGATTTTGATTCTGATTCGGAAATGGGTCAAGGTGAAGAAGAAGTGAAACCTTTTGGTGATTATGAAGAAGAAGGAGACTTTGATTCTGATGAATTTGATTCTGATGAAGAGGAATTCGGACAACAAGAAGATGAAGATTCAGATGATGAAGATTCAGATGATGAAGAAGGTGAATTTGAAGGTGGTCAAGAAGAAGATGAGGATGACGATGAAGAAGAGAGTGAAAAGCCAGCATTAGAATCTTTTCAATCTTTTATCAACAAAAAAAGAAAATAATCAATGATTAAAAAGTTTAATCAGTTTATTAAAGAATCTTCACAAGACGGTGTTTTATTATACTATGCTTTTGACTGGGATGATAATATTCTAAGAATGCCAACTATGATTCGATTGGAACAAAAGGTTGGAGAACAATGGATTCCAACTGATGTATCAACTGCAGAATTTGCAGAAGTAAGAAATGATAAACAAAACTGGAGATTTTTAAATCAGAGCGGTGATGAGGCTTTTGCTAACTTTAGAGATACTGGTCCTAAGGGAGGTGAAGTTTTTTTAGAAGATGTCAAAATTGCTGTTTCTTCAGGAAGATTCGCTCCGGCTTGGGAAGATTTTTTAGAGTGTCTTTCCAATGGATCACTTTTTGCTATTATAACGGCTCGTGGTCATGAATCCGAAACAATGAGAAGAGGTGTTGAGTGGATTATTGATAATGTATTGACCGAAGAACAACTATATAATATGTACAATAATCTATTAAAGTTCTCCTATTTTTATGATATATCTACAGGGTCAGATAGAATACTAAGAGGAGTTCCTTCACAAAATGAATTATTTAAGTTATACTTAGATAATTGTGATTTTGTGGGTGTTTCTGCCCCGTCGAGAGGCGGAACTCCAGATAATCCCGAAAAAGCTAAAGAAGAAACTTTGTTACAATTTAAGTCAAAGATAGATAGATTTGCGGGTCAATTAGGTATGAAAGCGATGATTGGGTTTTCTGACGATGATTTAGGAAACGTATCTCACATCGAAGATTTAGCTGATAAGTTAAATCATGAGGAGTTTCCTAACATAATTAAGTTTGTAGTTAAAGGTACAAAAGATCCAGAAAATATTACAAAGAAAGTAACAATGATGGGTGGTGTTACCGAAACCTCAAATCAAACTCCTGGACTTGAAAATTCGGTTTTAACAGCTACTCAATTTGGAAATATGACAAGTAGATTAAATCCAAGTGGTCCTTTAAATAGACAAGACGACTTTTTTAACCAATTTCAAAATCAAGTCAAATATTTGTCAAAAACATCAAAAGAAATATTAAAAAATAAAAAAAGAAAGTCCTCTAAATAAGAGGACTTTTTTATTTATCAGTTATTTTATTTATCTTTAAATCTCTCTCAATTGCTTGTTCATTTTGGAAATACCAAGCTCTAAAATCACAAGCATAATAAATGAATTCTTTTACCGACCCGTCTTCGTTTGTTTCTGCCTGACAAGTGCTTCCAAACATAAATTGGTTAAAACTTTCTCTCCACTCTATTGGTATTTGAGACTCTCTCACATCAACATTGGCTTCGTATAATTCTTTTAGTGTCATAATAAACAAATATACTTATTTTATATTAAAACTCCTAATAGTTTTCATAATATATCATGTGATGGATAAGATTTATATAAAAAATATAATTCAATCAGTGTTAAATAAAGAATTTTCTTCCAAAGGAAGAAGAAAGTTAATTGAATATACTGATAGATTAAACGTTTGCTGTCCATATTGTGGTGACGGTAAATCAGAATTTAAAAAAAGAGGAAATCTATATCTTAATCGTCTTATTTATATTTGTTTTAATTGTGATAAAAAAACAACTTTAGATAAGTTTTGTAAAGATTTTAACGAGCAAATTGATCCTGATAAAAAGTTGGAAATGATAGAACACTTAAACAGTGTTATGACTTATTCTGATTATGAAGGTGACTTTGTTGATGCTAAATTCGATGACCTTATAGACTTATCTGAATTAGAAAGAGTTTTTTCTCAAGATTTAACACCTATTTCTGATTTTAAGCCAATTCAAGTAAATGGCGGAGTTTATAAATATCTAATAGGTAGAGGAATACCAGCCGAGTTTCATAAAAATATCTATCAAGCAAAGTTTTGGAAAAATGAAGATGAACATGAATGGATAATTGTTATGTTAAATCGCAGAGATGATAAAGTATTGGGTCTTCAAATAAGAAACTTAAAAGAAGGAAAACGCAGAATGTTTAAAATTTATAACTATGAAAACCTTATTGAATGGATTAATTTAGGAAAAGATACAGATAGTGAATTGGATATAAATCAATTAGTTGTCTATAATAAACTATCCTATTATTTTAATATTTTAAATATTAATTTTGGTGATACAATAACGGTATTTGAGGGTTATTTGGACTCATTGTTTTTTCCTAATTCTATTGGACTAGTTGGTGTAAATACCGACTATAGATTTTTAGAAAATAATGATTTAGATATTCAATATTTTTTTGATAATGATGAAGCTGGTTACAAAAAGTCTGAAGAAAAAATTAAAGAGGGATATCCTGTTTTTTTATGGAAAAAACTTTTTGAAGATATAGTAGAAAAGAAAAAAGTAGATGATCCTTATGCTTTACTTCATAGAATTTCTAAAGTTAAAGATATTAATAAATTATCTACATTAGTTGATAATCCACATAAAAAATTAGAATTGAATAATTTCTTTTCTAAAGATGTTTTAGATTTAAAATGGATTCCGAAATTTAAAAGGAAAAAAAATAAAATAGAAGAGATTGATTATAATAAAAAATTTGACGGTCTAAAATATCTTTAAATGAAGTGTTTTAATTTATATTCGTTTTTTATTGATAAATAGTATTTAAAATCTAAATTTCCTCTTTCATTGTTACAGTCTTTACAACAGACAACTAAATTAACTTGAGCATTGTTACCTCCTTCAGAAATAGGAATAATATGGTCAGCTGTCGCATTATCCATTGTTAGTTTAGTATCACAGTAAAGGCACTTAGCGTCTTCGTTTTGCTCAACAAATTCTTTTGCAAAACCTGAAGTTCTTCTTCTTACATTTTTCCCATTATACTTCAATCCAACAACTACAAAATCTTCTAAAACTTTGAATTTTCTTCTAAAAATCTCAACGGATTTGTAGTTTTTGTTTATTTTAACAGCTGCTATAATAAGGTATTTCCACCTTTTGTAAGTTTTCTTATCAACTGATAAAAAATGTGAATCTTTTGATGTCGATAAAAACTTTAAAACTTTTATTAGTCTCATCAGAGTTATATATTGACAAAATTGACTTTCCCTAAGGAATATATAAAAGAAAAAATAATCACTATGGCAAACAAAAAAGAAGTAGAACCATCTACAGAAACTGGAAAAAAATTGTTTTTTGGATGGGGAAATATCAAATGGGGAATTAAAGAATTAATAAAGATCTATTCAGCGAAAGACTCTTATTTTTCAAAGAAAAGAATTGAGTCTGGAGCGGCTTTTCTTATCGCTCAATGGGGTATGATATTTTTTCTTTTAGAAAAACATTCAACATTAACTATGGGTGAATTCTTACTTTGGGCGGCGGCTGAATTTGCAGTCTCTGGTTATATCATTAACAAGATTCAGAAAGAAAAACAGGTTGAACAATAAAAAATTATTCACAAAAAAAAGACCATCAAATTTGATGGTCTTTTTTTATTTCTAATTTTGTATATGCGTCGCATTTAGTATGTTTAGAAGTTTTACAAGATATTGTAATTGTGCTTAAGATTGCGATTAATATTATTTTTTTCATCTTTTGTTTTTTCTTCTAGTACTTTTGTAACTTTTTGATTCAAATTGCTCGCCAGAGTCGATAATTTCTTCATCTTTTAAAGATGTCATTTCATCTTTGACTTCTTGTTTTTGTCCAGAAGCTGTTGATTGACTTCCTAAGTTAGCTAAAACATCTTCCGGTGTGGTAAAATATTTTTTTACACCTTTGATATGATATTTTTCTGTTTCTGCTGGAAATGTTACCTCTTTTCCATCAATTACAACTGATTTTTGACCAGGTGTGAAATCAACTCCAGCAGCATCTGCTAAAGTTTGAAGTGCTATTTCATATTTATCAGTAGCTACTTCTTCTTCTTCACCTTCAAACTCTGCTTCCATTTCGGATGGTCGATTGATAGGTGGTCTTCCACCTAAAGACGGTAGATCTCTTACAGGAGCTTCTAATTCAGGTTCCATTCCTAAATCTTCGTTTAATTTACCTTTTACAAATTGATTATATCTTTTAATCATTTTAATTTTTATTTTTTTGTATATATAAAATTTTGAAATTAATCTTTTTGTTCTAATTCAGAAACAACATAATCTAAAAAAGAGTCTAATTCATACTCCAGTCCATTACAAAACTCAAATACGTCATAATTATCTTGAGATTTTGAATCTTTTTGTATTGAATAGAAATCTGGAGATATCTGTCCATTCTCAAAGACAACTATTCTTCCTTCCAATCTTCCTTCAATTCTTTTACCATTTGGCCAAACTAAATCTGGAACATAAAGTGTTCCTATATAGTGTAATTCATCACCATAGTCTTCGCAATAATCAAACTCAAATTTAAAAAAACCATTATCGTCTTCAAATGTATTTTCAGTTTCTGATTTTGCCAATTTATCATGTAATTCTTCTTCTTTGCCTATTTTATGTGAGTCTAAAAATTCTTTTTCTAATGGAGTAAGCGATTTTATTCCATACTTAGAAATTTTATCTAAGATGTCATCCGTTCTTTCTTTGGATGTATATCCTTCATATCTCATTAAGTGCTTCATAGTATGTTTATCACTTCTCATTAAGGTATATATTTAGTTTGAAACCCTTGTTTTTCCTATCTTCCAGGCTCCTTTATCAACTCCTGATATCGGAATATATGGATGCTCAGGAAAGTTTTTGTTTATAACTTTTTCTTTTATAATTTGAAATAAAACTCCTGGTTCCGTGCCATCTAATTGATATATTGCGATGTAACTATTTTCAATATCTTGATTTTTAAATTTTTTTACTACTTCATCATTTAGAACCGAGTTAATCTTTGATTGTCTTTCCCAGGATTTAACTTCTTTTACCCAACTATCTATAAAACAAAAGATGAATCCGCTGGATCCATCTTTAGGATGATTCATAATAACATCTAAATCGATTCCATTAAAAAACGAAACCATTTTATCATCAACTTTTATAGTCTCAATTAAAGTCATCGAAAATATCATCTATTTTTTTATCTCTTATTTCTGTTTTCATAAGTTCTATTATCATATCATTGAAAGTTTCATCATTTTCTATTCTAACTTTAAAATCATCAAAAGATGTTTTACTTATTTTTAAAAGAGACCATTTACCCCTACTTATTTGTGATTCATTTAATCTCCAATCTAAATAAGTTACATATTCTTTATATAATTCTTCATTTTTCATAAATTATATATCAATACTTAATATATACCCCTATGAATCGAATAAAGAAATGGTCTAGTTTTTATGAGTCTTTACAAACTCCTTTAACAGAGATTGAAAAAGATGAAATTGGAACAGCATTAATATTCGCTTGTAGAAGCGTGTGGGGTTATATAAATACTTATTTTGTAAGTAATCATGGATTAAAAATTAGGGGTGAAATTTTGAGATTATCAAAAAATAATAGACTTCTAATTGATTATGTTAATAGTATCTCGCCTTCAAATACAATTTTTGATTTAGTTGAGTGGATTTCAAAAAATCAAAACGAACTATATCATCCAAATGGTCAATATTTCGATAAAGTAATTAAAATATTGACCAATTCTTATAATCGTGGTAGAAGTTTAGAAGAAAAAGCTAAAGATGTTTTAATTGAATATTTTGACTCCACTGGTGTTGTAATTAATCCCTTTAAACCAAAAAGAGAAAGAGACGAACAAGGTTATGATTTATTTTGGAAAATAAACCAAGGTATTGAATCCGCTCAAATTAAAACTTTAGATAATTTCTCAACGGGTAAGACTAGAGACTTTATTCGATGTAAAGGTCATTTGAAAAAACTTGTTACTAACTATTTAGTTGCTATCAATGATTTTGAGTGTTATATTTATAAAACCTATAACCATCAATTTACATCTGAATACTTTAGTTTTCCTAAATCTAATTTACTTTATCATAAAGTTTTTTAAAAACCTTTTCCAAATCCGCTAAAAATATCCATAACAACTGATAATCTTTTGGTTATTTCTGGCATTCCTAATGGTTCTATAATTGAATTTACCGGAGAAAGAATAGACTTCTCAAATTGTTCATCAAAGTCTATTTGTGGAGCAAATTCCATAGGAAAAGAACCCCTAATATAAGCAAACATATCAGTTATTGATTTATCTTTACAAACATAGTACTTAATTTTAGTTCCGGATTTAATAAACTCATACTTTTGTTGCATTTCTTTGTCTTTAGATAGTAAGTAATTGTAATGAGCGGCAGATTTAACAGCGAAGTGAGCTCCTGAAACAAATTGCAATGGTAGTGTCTTATCATTTAAAACCTTAACATCATAATTTGAACAAGACGACTGCATTGCAATATCATCAATATCTGCTAGTTCAAATTCTTTTCTCAGATTTTTTACTAATTTTAATAACTCTTTAATGTTAAAAGTGTCTGGGTGTGAAAAAAGATACTTAACGATTCCTACAATCTTGTCTCTAGCAAAAGCTGGAGTAGAAGAACGAACTAGTTCAACGCCTTTTGGATAAAGATAAGTTAGTCTATCATATGGTATGCCATCTTCAAAAAGAATATGTTGGATGTATTTCTTTTTAGCAATGTTAATAATTGATTCAGAAATTCTTTCAAGTTCAAAGTCTTCTTTATTTTCGACACCAAATGAAGAGGCGTAGTCTTCGAGACACTTTTTAAAATAACCAGCATATCTAAACTGGTCTATTCCTTGAATATAATCGGTTTCATTTGACCAGTTCCATCTGATTTCTGATGTCAAAACTCCATTGTCTATTAGTGAGTTTAGTTTTCTATCCTTTACTAGATTACCATCTATTAATAAAATATCATAGGGTAAATTTAGATTTTTTTCTAAATCTGCAACTTTATTGAAAATTCCTAAACAATTTATAGAATTTGTTTTAAAATCTTCGTTAGTGGTGAGTAGTAAAAATTTTTTTTCAAAATTAGTAAGATAATCTTCATTAAAAATTAAATTTTGCCACTCTGAGTGGTCAATTGCTGGTTTAAATGTAACAAATAGTGAATCGGTGTCAGCATATATAGAAACTGGTTTATCTTTATCTATTGGTGTTACATTTTTTATTCCTAACTTGTAGTGTAGTTCGTGGTCTGAATGCCATTGTTTGTACCAATAGTCTTCATTTACTTTATCCATCGTTCTAGTTAAATCTCGACCTTGTGCTGTGATTGTACCAGCGACATGGTTGTTATAAAGAATAAAATAAGAAGTTGCAAAAGCACCGTATGATCCATTTAATACAAGTTTAAGAGCTAGTTGTAATGCGTTATAATAATCAACTTCTTTTTTTAAGTCCGAAGCCTTTTTTTTGAGTAATTCAATTTTTTTGATTTTCTCTTCTTTAGTCATAAATTTTATATTACAATAACCAAAAAAGTTTTTTTGAAAAAAAATCGATTTTAAAGTCAATATATATGAAAAAATAACGGTGTTTAATGGGTACAGTAAAAATTTCAGAAAACAAAATCACAATCAAAAAAAATGGAGTAGTAGAAGTCTATGTAAGAACTTTTAATTTAAGTTCAAATACTTGGATAGTTTATAATGGGTATATTTATGAACTTGAAAGTAGTGACGAAGAGGTATTTTAAATTACTTCTTTTTTGTTTTCATCATCATCAACCATTTACCTCCTTCTAATTTAGGCATACTTTCAGGAATTCCAAACTCTTCAACTAGTTGTGTGAATTTAAGCATTACTAATTCACCTCTTTCAGGATTTGCTTTTTGACGACCTTTAAGTGAAATAACAACTTTTACTTTATCACCGTCTTTTAAAAACTCTCTGCCTTTTTTTGCCTTTGTTTCAAGATCGTGATCTGAAATATTTACAGATAGTTGAATTTCTTTGAGTTGAGATTTATTGGCAATCTTCTTTTTTTCTTTTTCTGTCTTTTCTAATACATATAAGAATTTATTATAGTCTTCTATTCTAACAATTGGTGGATTTTGAGATTCGTTAATTAGGATTAAATCTTTTTCCTCTGAGTTTGCAATTTTTTGTGCTTCAGATGTAGAGATAACAAAAGGCTCTCCCCGACCAACCAATCTTACTTCAGGAAAATTAAGTTCTGAATTTATTTTGTGTTTTCTTTTTATTTCGGGTCTTTTTCTAAAATTGTTGTTTCTCATTTATTACTTTTATTTCAATTAGAGGTTGTGTCAATTATTATTTGTGGAACACTATCTATTTTTTGCGGAATCACTGTATCCTTTTTTTCCAGAATTATTTTTTTATTATTTATTAAATTTTTTGGCTTCTGAATTGTTTGAATTTTTACTTTATTAATAGAGTCTAATTTTTCTTTTAAATCTCTGATTATAGTTTCTTTTTCAAGAACATCCATATTCAAAGATTCAACTTCATATCGGTGAGATTCTATTTCTGAATAATTGAGTCTTATCCAATATACTAAAGCAAGCGATGTTATTATGAGTATTGATATTTTTCTTTTTAATTTCCAGATTTGTCGGTCTTTTGGTAGCATAGTTATATTTTTAGCTAATATAATAAAAAATATTAATCGTCGGAAAAATCTTGTTCAAAGGATAGCATCAAATTAGAATTTTCTTCTTGGATTAACATAAAATTATCAAAAATGCTAAATTCTATATCTTTTGAATCAGTTATACATGATAAAAATCTTTTATTTAGCATTAAATTAGAATTTCTATCATCATCAATTGAGTCTATTTCTAATTCCCATGCCGCCTTTTCGGAAAAAATTACTCGACCGTTATCAATATTTATATTGATAATTCTATCAGAATTTATATTTGATAGTTTTTTTACATCAGAGAAATCACATTGTGAAATTTTAAAAGACCATATTCTTTTTTTGATATCAAGATTGTTTCTTAGTGTAGTTTTATTAATATCCCTTAATTCATAATGTTCTCCTGCTAACCAATTTACTTTTAATTTTCCACCCACAACTTGCATTGAACGAGCATTCATTATATTATCATCATCGTTTGATTCTTTGTAAGTATATTCGATTGTAACTTTGTCAGATGAAGTCAAAAAATTTAAGTTTTTAACAAATTTTTTAGCATTTACTATAATAATATCTAAAGTAAAATCGAATTCATCAAAATTGAAGAAGTCATCAGTTTTTAACAAAAAATTTTTAAAAGCCAACATAACATTTCCTCCAAGAATAGAGTACATAAGAATATTATCTGAATCTATTTTGAGTTTTATAGTATCTTCGATTTTAGTAAGATCTTCTAATCTCTCAATGAATTCAGAAATTTTATCTGATTTAAATACGAATTTAATCTTATTAGCCATATAAACATGATATTATAAAGAAATGAATTTGTTTATTTAATATATATCGATATGAAAAAAATAAAATTATTCAGAGAGTTCATTGAAAATAGCGACAATGTTATTGATGCTAAGATGCAAGAATTAAAAGACCTTATCGATGGTCTTTCTGATAATAGTATCATTTATGAGTGGGAAAATAAGTCTGATCACGAGGTGGTTGTAAATTTTACAAAAGATGATTTATCTATAAGGTATGAATTTGATATAGATCAAATGTATGTAGCAAAGTTTGTTGGTGATACTACTGATTTTCAAACTTATGTGGATTCTATTGATGAAGGGCTAGATATTATTGAAAAAGACATTCAAGGAATTTTGGGAATATCCGAAAGAGTTAAAGCACAAAAGTATAAAGGCCGTAAAATTCCAGGAAAATATTTAACTAAAAATCCTGGTAAAATGAAGAAAGAAATTGACACATTTAGAGGAAAAAAAGAGTATAAAAAAGACTGGGATGCTGATTACTCGTCTGGTAAAGGAGGTGAGGGTAAAAGAGTTAAAACTAAAAAATCAGCAGCAACTAAAGCATACCAAAAAATGTTTGGAAATAAATAAAAAAATTAAATATATGAGATACTTAAAAACATTTGAGAGTTTTAGAGAACCATTAAATAGAGAAGAAATGATTGAGACTCTTTCTTCAACATCTACATTCGAAAGAGAAGAACTTGAGGCAATGACTGATGATGAATTAGAGGAGTTATTCCATTCCTTAGAAACCGAAGATTGGATATCTGAATTAGACAGAGAATCTACTAGTGATGAAAATTGGATAGGAGGACCTTACAACCCAAGAGAGGAAGAAGAAGGTGATTATTACGAGTCTTATACATTTGAGGATTTTACACATGCTGATATGGAAGATGTTAGAGAACTTTTAGAAATGGGTCTTACTGAAGATCAAATTGCAATTGAGTTGGATTTGGAAGTTTATGTTGTTAAACAAATTATCGATACTATAAATAAACATGGTAGTGTTTCTGATGAATTAGAAGGATTGGATGAATCTAAAAAGTCTGGAGTAACCGCTTCTCTTAAAAAGAAATCAAAAGCTTCTGGAATTCCTGTTGGTATTTTAAGAAAAGTTTTTTCTAAAGGAATGCAAGCTTGGAATGCTGGTCATAGACCAGGGGTTGCTCAACATCAATGGGGAATGGGTAGAGTTAATTCATTCATTACTGGCGCTGGTGGAGCAAGAAAAGCAGACGCTGATTTATGGACAAAAGCAAAAGCTGCTAAAGCAAGAAAGAAGAAAAGAAAGAAGTAATCTATAAAATAGGTTTTACATATTCTTCTATAATCTTCTGAACTTCTTTTAGTTTTTTACGAGTTGTTTTTACATCTAGTTGAATTCTCCAATTTCTAACTAAGATGTCATCATCTTCTGGAATCTCCTCAATATGTATTTCAATATCATTTCTAATTTCTATCGGAGTAAATAGGTCTTTATTTAATCTCATTTGATCCTCGTCAAACGACATTCTACCGCCAATCCATTCAATTACATACTCACCATCTTCATTTGATTCAAAAATGTGACCCGATGAAAATATAAGAACCTTGTTTTTGACTCCAGCAAACTCTGATTCAATGTTCCAATCTTTGTTTAATTTAAATTTAGGATATTCCATGTATAGAAAATAATATATACGATTATATGATAACAAAATACGATGGTTTTATATTAGAAAAACTAAAGTTTGAAATCTTTTCTCTTTTAGAAGGTCGAGTTTATAGCACGACTGATTTTTTATTTAAATTAAAATCATTAGTAAAACAACCAGGTAAAGTAGGTGAAATTGCCGATCAAATATTAGATATAATAGAGAGTGAGCAGTATTTCCCAGATGATAAAATTAAACAAAACTATTTTGATTTAGTTGATTCTGAAGATATGGTTGGGTTTATAAATCAATCAAAGGTAAATTCTAAAAAAGATGAAATTTATGATAATCCTAATTTTCCTTATACAATGCCCGGCAGAGGTGAGGTAAAAATTGGTAAAATTGTAAATTATATTTGTTCTTTAAGAGGAATTAACGTGAGTGATTCTGATAGAGAGTCTTTTGTAAATTCTTGGAAAGCTTCTACGGAAGTATCAACGATTCAATTCAAATTAGTATCTGGTGAAGATATTGCAAAATATTATGATGAAAATAAATATTACAGTCGAAAAGGAACTTTAGGAAGTTCTTGTATGAGAGATGAAGGTAAAAGAACTTTTAAGATTTATACTGAAAATCCAGATAAAGTAAAACTTCTTATTTATGTTGATTCTGATGATAAAATTCATGGAAGAGCTCTTGTCTGGAAGGTTAAAAAATCACCTTGTGATTCTAAATACTTTATGGATAGAGTTTATGCTAACCGAGATTCGGATGTTAATAGATTTAAACAATTTGCGGATACAGAAGGTTGGTTTTATAAGAAAGTTATTTCATCACATGATAGTGATAGCGTTCGTTTCATTTATAAAGGCGAAGAAGTATCCGGTGAAGTTAAATTAAAGTTAAAAGGCGACTTTAATATGTATCCTTATGTTGATACTATGTGTTTTTTAAGTAAAGATAAAGATAGTTTGTCTAATTTATCTGACAAAAATTGTTATTACTTACATAGTGTTTATGGTGAAAGAGAAAGATGTGAAGATTGTGAAGGTGATGTTATCACAACAAACTGGGACGGTGATAAAGTGTTATGTTCTGAATGTTCATCAGGTCACCAAGCTCTAAAAGATCTGCGTATCGAAACTAAATGGAATAAAAAAGTCGATTAACGACCTAAATAATTCATCAATTCAATCATATTCTTAATTGAATAACTTAAACTTTCTAGATTCTTTGTGGTGTCTCTTAAGAATTCGATATAAGATTCAATAAGTTCAAGACTTCTATCATTTTCAGCTAAATGGCCATCAATTAAGATTCCTTTTTCTCCTAGGTTTGTTTTAACACCAAATCCTGTTGCATAAAATATAAATTTATCTTGTCTAAGTCTCTTAATCTTAGTTGTTTCTTTACTGCGTTTATTTAAGAAGAAATTAATTTGTTCGCTGATTGCTTGTCTATAAGACAGAGCCGATGATTGAGCTTCCATTATGTCCTTCGCGGAGGAAGGATTGGTTAAATCAACTCTTATTATTTTAAAGAGTGGTTCTACATTTTTGTTCCACTCGGATCTTTTGTCATTAAAGAACTCTTCTAATTTATCGTTAGTTTCTTTAACTTTACCAATCCTATCGAATTCATCTTGGTTATACGGATTCATCTTCTTTAAATATTTTTTTCATTTGTAATTCTCTATATAAATTTTTATTATAACACTCATTAAGTGTTTTTTCAAAAACATCAACCACTCTTTCTTCTAAATTTTCATTTACAACGCTTTCTAATATTTTAGACCATTTTTCTAAAAGTATTTTGTCTTCAACAATAAGAGGGTGGTTTTCGTATCCTCCAAATATTTCTATACATCCGTTTCTATTATCAAATATAACTTCCATATTTTCTCTATATTGATATAACTGAGTTGATTTTTTTATTGGATCTTCATCGACTACAAAAGTTATGTAGTAGAATCTAAATCCATATTTCATTTTTTTTGATACTGAGATTCTTTTGTCATCAATGTTGTCTAAAAAAAAATGTAAAAATTTATCTAACTTATCCATACTGTCTAAAGTATTATATTTATTGAGACTGAAAAAATCTCATAATGATTTTAGTAAAAATTTAGAAAATTGTTTTGATATATACTAAAAAAGAATAACTATTATGAACATAACAATTGATTTATTAAAATCAGTCCTATCAAAAAAGGGCTACAAATGGTATACCGACAGACCAAATTTAATCGGAGTAAGAGCAACATTAGATGTTCCGGATTCATTTAACGACTTTTTTTGTCTTGCTTATCAAATACCCAAAATGGCTGATAATTTAGACCTAAAAGGTAAACAACAATTTCTTAACTCTTATGGATTCAAAGGTGCTAATGGGAAAACGTTAGCTGAGGATGGAGTAGCTGGTAAAAATACCGATTTCGCTTTAGCTGAGTATAGTAAAGTCGCTGGTCAAGAAGTTATTAAAATATTTCCCAACACAACTAATCCGGGTGTTTATTGGCTAAATAACCCTATGAGTAAATTAGGAACAGCTATTCTTAAGCCAAATCAATGGGTTGATTGTTGGTCTTTAGGATTTCACCAACAAAAAACAGACCACAGAGCTTTGGTTCAAACCGGAAAAGTTACGGTTTATAGAGATTCAAATAAGGATAACAATTATCAGTTGAATGAATCAAAAGTTGAGACTGGATTATTTGGTATTAATATTCACGGATCTAATAAAGCTGGTTCATCTGCAAAAATCGGTAAGTGGTCTGCTGGTTGTCAGGTATTTTCACATTGGCTTCATAAAGAAGAAGTTATGAATGTTTGTGAGAAGTTTAAAACTGTAACAAAAAACAAATTTACTTATACTCTTTTAGATGAAAAAGATTTATTCTAAAATAAAAAACCCAGTCATTTTGACTGGGTTTTTTTTATTTAAAGTTTCCAAAACTTTTTATATTTTTCATTTCATCTTCTAAATCTTTATTAGCCAAATGACTCTCGGTCTCTTCGTGTGATGGTTCATCATAATGATGATGTCCTTGGTCTTCAGATGGTACATCGTGACCAGCTAAGAAATTGAATACTTCCTCGATATCATCTTTAGATGTTGCAATATGATCTAATGCCCAGTTGTGACCATTTGATAATTTAGCATCAACTTCAGATTCATCCATTTCTAACATCTCATCAACTAATCTTTTAATTGTTTTTAAATTTCCAAAAAACATATAATTTTGTGTATTCTGGTGTTCTTTTAGTCCTTTAAGTGTTTTTGCTAAATTTAATTTTCTGTATTTTGCTAAATCATTTTTAGAAAGACCTTGTACTCCTTTTTTCTTAGGATCTTTGTCTTTTCCTTTTAGAGCCTCTAGTTCGGAGTCAATTTCTTTCTTTGAAATTTTTTCTCCTTCTTTTTTGTCCATAGATTTTCTTAAAGATCCTGGATTTTTGATAGCGTCTTTAATCCATTTTTCTCCTTTCTTCTCCTGAGTCATAGTGTTATTATTTATATAGTTTTCTTCCTCTGTTGCTCTACACATTTCTTCAAGTTCTTGATTTGAACATTCTTCGAGTTCGCTCATAGTATATCCACATCTGCAAAGAGCACTACACATTTCTTCTCTAGACATATAACTTTCAAATTTTTGAATAACTTTCATAATTTTGTTTTGTTTTTTGTATATATTATATTATTAAATCAGAATATTAACTACTTCAGGGTAGTATTTACTCATTTCTGGATTTTTATCAGAATAGTCTACTTTAGATATAACATATCTCATAGCGTTTAACCTACCAATCTTTTTATCATTTGAGTTAATAATAACCCAAGGAGACAATCTAGATGAAGTTTGTTGAAACATCTGTCTTTTAAAGTTTCCAATAACTTCCCATTTGTCTAATACTTTTGCGTCGTTTGGAGAGAACTTCCAATATTTAAGTGGTGATTTTTGTCTTAATTCAAATCTTTTAATTTGTTTATCTTGCGTAATTGAGAACCAGAATTTTATAAGTATCAAACCATTTCTGATTTGTTTTTCTTCCCAATCTATAACTTTATCCATAAAGTCTTGATATTGTTCTTCTGTGCAATATCCCATAGCTGGTTCAACAACTGCTCTATTGTACCAACTTCTATCAAAGAAAACTATTTCTCCTGAATTAGGCAAGTGTGTCTCATATCTTTGGAACCAATTGTTTTTTTCCTCATCAGTTGGAACACCTAGTGCTACAACTTTAAATCCTTTTGGATCCAAATATTCAACAAATCTTTTAATAGTTGATCCTTTACCTGCGGCATCTCTACCTTCAAATACAATTGCTACTTTTTTTCCGTTTGCCTTAACCCATTCTTGAAGTTTTAATAGTTCAACCTGTAATTGATATTTTTCAGATTCATATTGTCTTCTTCCTAAAATTGAACCTTCTCCTTCAAATTGGTCAAAATGATCTTCAGTTTTTCCTGTCTGATGTAATTGGTCAATTCTTACTTCTATTGACTTGTAGTAGTCATCAAAGGATTCTCTAACTTTTCTTTTAGTATTTCTTTTTTTAAGTTCTAATATTTGATTTAATTTTCTTAAAAATGCTTCTAAGTTTAATTCTTGAACAACTTCTTCTGTAAATTCATTAGTTAGTTCTCTTATCATTACTTTAATATCGATTGTTTCGAATTCTTTATACTCTACTTTATTCGTTGTTAAATTATAATTGATGTTTGATAGAATAAATGTTCGATACTCATTTAATCTAAAAAGTAAATTTCTTTTTAGAGTATCTACTGAAGGTTTATCCATGTCTTCAATCCATAATTCTTCTCTTATAAAGTTTGAAAATCTTTTTAACATGATTTATATATTAAAATTATAAATGAATTTATACTTTCTTATCAAAAAGGTAAAGATCATATACTGAATTACCCTTCACATTTTTAATACTTTTCAGTACTTTTCCTGTTATTGAGTCTAATACTTTGAATACTCCTAGATTTTGATTCTTATCTGTAGTAACTTTTACGGTGTTTCCTGGTTGGCCGAGAGCTCCTAAAATCGCTACATATTTAGTTCCATATACACTTTTAAGAAAAGATAATCTCAGTCCTTCTGTATCTTTTAAGTTATTAATATAGGAGTTTTCTAAGGCATTTTTCAAATCTAATTGAGTTCCGGTTTCTTTAACAACAATTGAAGCAAATTTTCTTTCCTCTGCTCCCATTTCCACTTCTTCTCTATTTTGAATTTTATTTTGATTCACTAAGTTTTGTTGGTTTCTTCTAATCTCATTAAAGTCAGCTCGTGTTATGATTCCACCACGCATTCCCTTATCATTCATATTATATCCAGAAGGAGGTAATCTATAAAAAGAACCTGTAAAGGTCATAGAAAGTATTCTATCTGTTCTAAAAAGTCTCCAAATTTTATTTATATGTCTTCTTTGAGATACTGACCATCCATTTAAATGCCATCCTCTTAGTAACGTTTTGCCTTTTGATGAGCGTCCTAAAACCATTGGATAAATTACTCTTTCGTGACCTGCAAAATGTTTGTCTTCTTCTCCCTTATAGTTAATTAAAAAGATCATTCCATACTTTATCGCCTTTGACATTAAATCATCTGAATATTTAATAGGTTTATTAATTGGAATATTATTGATATCCTTTACATTCTTTAAGGAAAATCTTGGAATAAACTCTTGATTCTCTATCAAATCATAATGTTCTTTAATTACAAATTCTACAGGTTTTTTATTATAAAAGTCTTTTAATTGCTTTAAGTTCATGTAATTATATATTAATATATCATTCTCTAAATTCAATATGAAAAAATAATAAAAATAAAATTTATATATAGATAGTATGAAGTATATCAGGAAATTTGAAACTTTTGATTTTAGTCAAACGCTACCAGTCGCATCAAAGGCTGACTTAACACTTTATTATCATTGTGATGAGTGTAATGCTCTTTGGAAACAACTTAATCAAGAATCCAATGATTGTAAATTTTGCCAATCTAACGAAATTGAGGAGTTAAGTAAAGACGAGTGGTATGAAACTGTTGGTGATAGACTAGAAGAAGATGATTTTCAGGATTTAGAATCCGAGAGAGCTAAAGATGAAGATGACTTTATAGATTTATATAAATTAAATAAAGGAAATGTCAATTAATAATAGAGAAGACGCAAATAAATACTATCAATTAATTAATGGTTTGGTGGATGATTATATTGATAATCATAAAATTAGACCTTCTAGATTAAGTGCTTATCTTAAGCCAGGTGGTCAAAGATTTAATAAATTTTTAGAAAGAAATAAATTAAAAGATATTTCTGGTTCTGATAGAATTCTTAAAGATATTATAGAAGATAGAAAACATATGGAATCAGATGGTGTAATTACATTTGAATCATTTAATTTATTAGAATCTACCGAATGGAAAATATCAGATTTAAAGCAGTGTCTCTATAAGGGTATAGATAAAGCTGGAATAGAAATGGAGAAAATTTTAGCTGATTATTTTGATACTAATTTAAGCGCAATTGATGTTATAGATTCGGATAAACACAAATTTAAGATTGAAGATTGGAAGAATGACGATTGGAATATAATTATTTACTCAGAAGAAGAATTTGAAGTTATTAAACATAATATAATAGAACATATTGTTGATGAAATGTCTGAAAGAGAGATAGACATAATTGATGACCTCAAAATAAAATTTAATGATTTGGTAAAAAAGGATTTATTAGAGGAAAAATTGTCAGAAATTTTAAATAAAGATAAGTTATGTGATTTAATAAGTGTTTGTTTAGGGGATGAGTGGCAACATGATGGATTCAATAGAGGTCACTACATCTGGTTATCTTAAATCATGAAACATCATGATACTCTTACTATAAATTTTATTTTTAATGCTTTTGAATAATTAGATTTTTCTTTTTTAATATATAAAGAAAACTATATTTTGTAAATGGCTTTTGTTGGTACTTATTCTGTTCCGGGTCCTAGTGCTTCGATAACTCTTAGTTATCAATATTCTACTGTTGATGAATTGCTACTTCAAATTCCGAATAATACTGGTGGTGAAATTGGAGCGGGTGATGTCCGTGATGCGATTTATTCATTGTGGGCTAGATTAGATGGGTTTTCTTCGTCTGTCAGTGGTCTTACTGTTTCTTCTGCTTATATTGGATTAACGCCCTCCACTATAACTTCTCCAATTGGGGGTATTTTACCGGGAGCTACTTTCTCTGGTTCAGTTCAGGATGTTATTGATACTATGTTGTATCCTTATGTTTCACCTTCTACGGGTATAGGTCTTTTAAATGATAGGGAGTTTGGGTCTTCGATGAATGTTTCTTTGAATTGGAATGTGGTGCGTGGATCTAACAACATTACTTCTATACTAATTAATGGTTCTCCGGTTGTTCCAACTGGTTTAAGTCAATCTGGAGTCGCTACAGGTATTTTTACTACTCATAGTATGTCACCTGTAGGTCCTTCTGAGGTAAAGTATTTTTCTATGACCGCCTCGGATGCAATATCAAGTGCTAGTTCTACTCAGTCATTGACATTTATGAATCGAATTTATTGGGGAGATATTGTAGTTCCTTCGCAGCCCAATTTAACCACAAATCCAGGTTCCTCTTCATTAGTAACCGCAGTTTGTATTGATTCTACTATTAGAAATTTAACCGGTGCTGGTGCAAATGGACAAGCCTTTGGAAATATATTAAGTACAAATAAAAGTAGAACATATAATAATATTAATGGTGGTGGTAATTACTTAGTATTTGCTTGGCCTAGTACTGTATCACAATCAACTACCCCGGTTTTTACAGTAAATGGTATGATTAATACAGCATTTACTAATGTAAGGACCGCATCTCCGTTAGCTAACACTTTTGGGTTTATAACTAACTATGAGGTTTGGGTTAGTAATACTAGATATAATTCACCAGTAAATATAGTAATAACATAAAAATATAAATAAAAATTAGATGGCATTAAATACAGGAACATTAATTTCAGCAGCAATAAGACCAGTAGATAGTCTGGATACTATTGCTACTGCTTATGCTTCAGAGATTAAAGGGGGTCTTCATTCTTATGCTACAATCGCAGAGAGAAATTCTATTATATTTGAAAGAAGAGAATGGGGTATGATGGTTACTGTTTATAGTGATCCAACTCCGTCTAATAATAAAACTTATCAATTAACATATAATTATGTTTCTACTAACATTTTAGATGATTCAAATTGGAAAGAATTTTCTGGAGGTGTTTCTGGAGGTGGTGGAAATGAATGGATTGACTCTGTACTTTCTATTTCAAATATAGAACCTACTCCTTCTTCAGGGGATAGATACTTATTAGGAAATGCTCCTTCTGGAATTAATTGGTCTTCTTTTCAACCTGATAAAGTTGTTGAATGGAATTCAGTCACTAATCAATGGATTCAGACAACTCCTACGGATGGGATGTCGGTAAGAGTCGATGATGAAGATAATTCAATTTATAGATATGAAGGTGTTTTCCCAACAGGTGCTTGGGTTAAAGAAAAATTAAATCAAATTAGATCAATAGTAGCTACAACTGCGAATGGTTTATCCTATTCTGTTACTATGACACCTTCTATAGATCAGTATTATCCTGATGTGTTATTTTTGACACAGTTTGCTACCTCGAATATTGGATTGACTGTTTCGCTAAATATAAACGGATTGGGTGAGGTACTGGTAAAAAGGCCATCTGCTAGCGGACTATCCAATTTTAATCCTAATGAAATTGATACAACATTAATTTATAATGTTTGTTTTGATGGTACTTATTTTCAATTATCAAGACCTTACACAAATGATGATATTTTTAGTGTAAAGTATTTAGTGGAACCAAACGATTATATCGTAGTACCGCCATACTATCAATATTGGGTTTATTCTGACTTAACTATACAAGGAACACTTGTTAATTATGGTCAAGTTGTTATAGCAAATGGATCAATGATTTTGAGTGGTGGTACATTTTCAAATTATGGACAATTATCTTTAATTAATTTTTCAGGTAGTGGAATGACCACATCATTTAATGACACTAATACTATTTCCTTTTCACAATCTAATACAATCTTTGGTCCTTCGGTTTCAGCTGAAGTTAAGAACTCATCAATTAACACGTTTAAATTGGATTCAGGTAGTAATGGGGGAGCGACCGCTGGTTATTTTTTATCAGTGGATTCAATGGGTTATTTTCAATGGGTACCAAGCTCAGCATTAGCACAACCTGAGTATTCTCAAATTAATTTATCTCCATTAGGTACATTGATTGGTCAGAATTTTCAACCTACTGGTTTGACAATAAACTATAGTCCAAATGATTATTCAAGATTATCCATTTATGTTAATGGTCAATTACAAAATTTAGGTGATGGTCAAAATTCCACAGCTTCTAATGTTGATTGTTATTTTTCGAATGATGGGGGATTAACCGCAAAAACAATATTCTCTGTTGATTTAGGTGATGAGCTCTATTGGAATGGATTCAACTCTGGATTCGATCTAATATCATTAGACTCAATCGATATGATTTATGAAAGAATTTAAATTTAAAATTAATATATAATAAAATAAAAAAAAGAAACTAAAATATGGCTCAATTAGATGGAAAACAATTAAAAATTCAATCAGTCTCATTAGATAAGCTTAAGGGATATAGTGGTTTAGTGACATTTACAGCTTCCGCGACTATGAGTTTTGCAACTGGATCGTCGATCACTCAAGCATCTGTAAATATCAACACGGATGAGGATGTTGCTAATAAAAAATATGTAGATGATGCTGTTTCATTATTAGGTTCCGGTTCGATAGCTGGAGTTACCGCTGGAAATGGTCTATCGGGAGGTGGAACTTCTGCTTACATCACTTTAGATGTTAATTTAGGTGTTAATAGTGGATTAACTTTTTCAGGAGATGATATTATTTTAGATTCTTCTATAGCTGGAAATGGACTTACTGCTAATGGTTCAACTTTGGATGTGAATGTGAATGCTGACTCTTTAGAGATAGTAGGTGATGTTCTGAGATTAAAAGATACGATTGTGGGTAACAGAACTTTCCAAGATACAGTTACTGTAAATGGTGACTTTTATGTAAATGGAACAGTATCATATATACAAACTCAAACTGTACTAGTTGAAGATAATATTATTACACTAAACGCAACTTGGTCCGGTTCTCCGATACTAAATTCTGGTATTGATGTTATAAGAGGAAGTGAGCCATCTGCTTCTTTAATCTGGAACGAATCGACCGATTTGTGGTCAGCTGGTATTTCTGGTTCTGAGGTGTCAATTCTGTTGAATACAGGAACAGGACTTGTTAAAGACGGCGCAACGGTTTCTTTAGATTATGTTACAATTACAGGAACAGGACTTACACAAAATGGAACACAGATAAGTATTGATACTGGATTTGCAACATCACTAGCTGGTGATGGTTTATCAGAAAATGGTGGAACGCTTTCTGTTAATATTGGTAATGGATTAGAAATTATTTCTGACACAGTTCAATTGGGAGGAACACTCTCACAGAATACTACAATAGAAGCAAATGGAAATGATTTTAGTTTATCAGATGCAAATAATATTAACTTAGGAGTTACTGGAGTTGGTACTTTACATTTAGATAATTTTAATGGAGATTACACCACAACTTTAGATCTTAATGCACAATCAGGTTACGGTGTTGAATTATCATCTACGTATGCTGGTGGTACGTATTCATTCGTTGCTGTGAATCAAGGACAAATTAAACTTCTTTCTACTGATCCAAATGTTGGTTCTCAGTTTCAGATTGAAATAAATACATCAACTATTAGTGTTAGTGACGGATCTACCGATAATAGAATAGTAATTACAGACACACTAGGAAAAGGAGCGGTTTATGCAGGTGATTATACTGGTAGTTTTACGGATAATTCACTTGTTACAAAACAATATGTTGATAGTGTGACATCCAATGTTGGCACGGATAACGGAATACAAGAATTAAGTCCAGGTGTAATTGGATTGGGTGGAACTTTTTCACAAAACACTACAATTAGTGGATCTAATTATGATTTAACTATTCAAGACTTTGACATATTAACTCTTACTGGTTCGGTTATTGATATTCAATTGGATAATGGATTATTCTTAGTAGATGCTGGTAACGGAGGAACTATTGATCTTTATGGTGGTGATGTGACATTATTTGCTACCGGAAGTGTGGATATCATTTCAACGAATGAATTTACAGTATCTACTGCAACCGGTTCTATTACAACATCAAGTCTTCAAGGTTTGGTTTATACATCTGATTACTCATCTACATTTGTAAATAACTCTTTAATTACAAAAAAGTATGTAGATGATGCGGTTGCTGTGATAAACGCTGATTTTATCACTGGTGTGACTGCAGGTAATGGATTATCAGGAGGAGGTACCTCAGGATTTATTACTTTAGATGTTTCTCCAACAATTGCTGGTACGGGTCTGACTTTCTCTGCTGGAGTATTGTCGGTAGTCTCTGGTTCATCACAGCCTGTATATAACGAGTTTGTTGCTGTATTAACTACTGGTGATGATGCAATTGTAACAGGAGTTACTTTAAGTTCAACACCAAATGATTATTCTAGAATTGAAGTCTATGTTAATGGTCAGAAACAAAGATTAGGAGATAATGTTGCAACAAAAGACTGTTATTTTGGAACTGCTCCATCAACACCGATTGCTCTTAATAATTTGATATCTGGAGATCAACTTTATTGGAATGGAACAGTGGCTGGATTTGATTTATCATCCACCGATATTATTGAAATAGTTTATGAGGTTTAATTATAAAATTCAAACAAAAAAAAGACCTTACTTTAAGGTCTTTTTTTGTTTGGTTTAAGTCGGTTTTTCAAAATAGGCAATTTCAATTTAATATATAAGAAAGATAAAAAAAATTTAGTCATTAATGGCTCAAATAAAAACTAAACAAATAAGAGGAGCTTCTCAAGGTTCTATACTTTTTCTGGGCACTAACAGTGTTGTTAGTGAAAACTTTGACAATTTACGTTGGGAACATAGTTCTAATAAACTAATAGTAGATGGTTCTCTTCAATTTATTGACGGTAATCAATTACCTGGTTATGTTTTAACATCAGATTCTTTTGGAAATGCAACTTGGCAACAAACTCAAATTCCCTTTACGAAACAGTTATTATCAGGAGGTGCGATATGGAGTGGAGTTGGTTTAACTTTTTCAGTTAGTACTTTACAGTATACTTTTACAGGGCCAATTTTAACAGCTGGTCCTACTTCAGTGTCTCTTAGTGACGGAGACCCGACTTATTCAAGATTTGACGCGATTGTTGTTGATGAGGAAGGATTGATTAGTGTTTTACAAGGAGATGCTACGCCTGATCCAGTTACTCCTTCAATACCTGATGAACAACTATTAGTACAATATGTTAGTATCTCTGAAAATTCAACAGTTCCTGTTTCTGGTGTTACATCTTCAGAGTATATTTATCAAGACGATGATTATTGGACTGGTGGAACATTCAGTACTTCTTTAGGTACAAGTTCTGTCGATTTTCAATATACGGGAATTGTACCTTTTCAAGGTACCTATTCAACAAGAGTGATATTGAATAAAACAACATCTGTTAAGTGGACCAACAACTCATCTATTTTATTAAAAGATTATTCCTATTTAGTCTTTAGAGTTTATTTTCCTTCCGCGGTTCTTAATACAAAGACTATGAGAGTGATATGGAGAAATGGAAATACAAATGTTGGATCCTATGCTTATCCGTTCACTAATGGTGGTGTTTCTAGAACAACTACAGGAACTTGGCAACTATGTGTTTTGCCTTTAAGTTATTTTGGTTCCGCGGTAAATGCTTTAACGTCAAATGGTGGTTCAAATAATGTCAATAATATATTGATAGGATTTTCAGGAAATCCTTCAGCTAACTATGTTGAAGCATTGTTGGACGAAGTGTATTTGGTTGGTGGTATTGGTACTCCGGTTGCTAATACGAGTATTTCTGTTCAATCAAATGGTGTTTTAGTTGGTAGTAGAAGCGTAATAAATTTTATATCAGGAAGTGGATCAACTGTAACGGTAACTGATTCTAGTTTAAATTCAAGAATTGACGTTTTAATTAGCGCATCTGGTAGTGGTGTTTCAGGTACTTCTGGAACCTCTGGTACTGATGGAACCTCTGGTACTTCCGGTACTGGAACCTCTGGTACTTCCGGTACTGATGGAACCTCTGGTACTTCCGGTACTGATGGAACCTCTGGTACTTCCGGTACTGATGGAACCTCTGGTACT